TTGTTCATCTAACATTATTTTACCTCTAGTTTAGAGAAGGCCCGACGGATGTCAGAGCCTATGGTCAGAACCGCAGGACGCGGGTCTGATTCGGGAGCCAGCGTATTACCGGACGAGACCGCGACGATCAGTCCTTCTGGCATTGTGACCTTGTGCTTCTTCAGCACCTTCTCGACCTGCGCCGGAGAGCGCATCTCGATCAATTCTTCCGCCGGCACAAGCCCCTCAAAGGCTTCCAGCGCCTTCAGCTCGTCCACCCACTGGCGCGTTGCGCGCTTCGGGACCAGCTTGTAGCCCGGCACAGCAGCGCCCTTCTGCAACAGATCCTGCGCCAGTTCGCGCACGTCCTTGATCCAGCCTTCCAGCTTGTCAGCCACGACCAGCGCGTCAGCCAGTTGCTGCGCGTCCAGCGCCTTAACCTTGGCGGCCAGCGCGCGGTCTACCTCGCCACTGAGCGCCGGGCAGATCGGCTTGGCCGCACAGAAGCGACAATGTGAGCCGTGGTTGATTGGCGCGTCAGGACGAAAGGAAAGCTCGACAGCCTTAACCAGCTCGCGCTCGAAGGCAACGATCCGGCCGGGCGTCGTCACCCAGCGCCGGATAAAGGGCGGCTGGACGATGATAATCTCTATCTCGGTGACGCCCTCGAAGACCCATCGCAGCTCGGGCGTGCGCATACCGGCGGCGGTGTAGAACATCCCCTGCTCGTTCTCTTCGGCTTCGACCTGCACGCCGTCGCCGAACTTCCAATCCAGCATGATTGCGCGATTGCGTATGCGCCCAGCGAGATCGCAACTACCAAAAACTCCGGCAAGAAAACCTCCAAAATGAACGCGCGTCTCGGTAACGAACTCCATCTCTCTGTTGGGGTCGATTTCTTCGAGGGCGGCTAGCGCGAACCGGATCTTGTCTTCCTGCGCCTCTGTGAGGTCTTCAGGAAACGGTTCGCCGGACAGGACACGGTGCATGACGTCATGCAGCATCGTGCCTTCTTCAGCATAGCGGCCTGCGGGCCGCGGCGGAACCTTATCTATAAGCTGGCGGCTGCCGGGGCAAGCCATAAGGCGCTTGGCGGACGAGCCGCCGACAATTGTGCTGTGTGCCATTACTCGACCTTTCTTGTGAGACGGACCTTGACACATCAATGAATGTTATGCAAGTCATATTTATGGAAAAAAATTATGAAGCCTATCTGGTCAAAACCGTCGAGGCCCTTGGGGGCAAGGCGTATAAATTCAACAGCTTGAGCAACAGAGGGGTCAGCGACAGGATTGTGTGCCTGCCGGACGGTAGCACATGGTTCATTGAGATGAAAACTGAGACTGGGCGGCTGTCCGCCCTCCAGAAGGTGTTCGCCAAGGACATGGCGGCGCTCAATCAGAAGTATGCGTGCCTCAACTCAAAGGAACAGGTAGACCGATGGGCCTGCGAAGTTACTACAACGAAATAGATCCATTCGCCGCTGCATGGCTGCGCAATCTGATCAAAGAAAAATTGATTCCTGACGGAGATGTGGACGAAAGGTCGATAGCCGATGTTCAGCCAGTGGATCTTAAAGACTACACGCAATGTCACTTTTTCGCAGGAATCGGAGGCTGGAGCTACGCCTTGCAGATCGCAGGATGGCCTGATGACGAGCCCGTCTGGACCGGAAGCTGCCCCTGCCAACCCTTCAGCGTCGCCGGCAAAGGCGCGGGAACCGCAGACGCCCGGCACCTGTGGCCAGAGTTCCACCGGCTCATCCGCGAGTGCAGACCTGCAGCGGTTTTTGGCGAACAGGTTGCGAGCAAGGCTGGGCGAGAATGGCTCTCCGGAGTGCTCACTGACCTGGAAAGTGTGGGATATGCCGGGGCGGGAGCCGATCTGTGCGCTCCGGGCGTCGGGGCGCCGCATATCCGGCAAAGACTCTACTGGGTCGGCATGGCCAACGCCGACAGTGCCGAACGGCGGGCGGCAGCCGAAGGGCGGCGCCATGACGACGACCGGGCAGACGCCGGACGGGAAAAAGCGCCAGGTGGACATCAATTTCATCGCACAGGCGACATGGCCGACGCCGACGACGCGCGATGGCAAGGACGGCAGCTTTTGTCCGAACGTCCCGACGAACGCGCTCCTTGGTCGCGAGGCGTGGAGTGGCGACGGGGCGCCGACGGAAAAGAAAGGCGCGTTAAATCCGGAGTTCGTCTGCTGGTTGATGGGGTTCCCAACCGAGTGGGACGCCTGCGGGGTTACGGTAACGCGATCGTCCCGCAAGTCGCGGCGGCCTTCATAAAGGCGTGCATATGAACCTGCGACCTTACCAGGAAGTAGCCGCCGATTTCCTGTTCGAGCGTGACCGTGCGATGATCCTTGCGCCAGTCGGCGCGGGCAAAACAGCCATCACGCTGACAGCGATGCAGGACATGACAGAGCGAGGGCTGGTCCGGCGCTGGCTGGTGCTGGCCCCCAAGCGTGTGGCGCAGTCTGTCTGGCCGGTCGAGCAGCCGAAGTGGGCGCCGAAGCTGACCATGTCCGTCGCGGTCGGCACGCCGAAGCAACGCCGCGCGGCCTTCAAAGCCGACACGCAGGTCGTTGTCACCAATTTCGAAAACGTCGAATCAATCGAGGGGACGTTTGACGGCGTCGTCTTCGACGAGCTGACGCGGCTGAAGAACCCGTCCGGCGTGCGGTTCAAGAAGCTGGAGAAGCTGATCGAGGGCGTCGAGATCCGCTGGGGCCTGACCGGGTCGTTCACATCGAACGGGCTGGAGGACGTCTTCGGCCAATGCAAGATCGTGGACCGCGCGCTGCTGGGCCGGTCAAAGGGCGCGTTCATGCAACAGTTCTTCTGCTGCATCCACCGCGAGTTCGGTATGTGGGAGCCGCTGCCCGGCGCGCTGGAGCGCGTCATGGAGACGATCAAGCCGGCGACCTTCGTGCTGGAGCCCGGCGAATACAAGGACCGGCTGCCCGAGCTGCACACGGTCGAGATGCGCTGCTCGATGGATCTGACCGCCTACAACCAGATGAAGAAGGACTTCGTGCTGGAGCTGGGCGAGACGATCACGGCGCCGACCGCGGCGTCGGTGACGACAAAGCTACAGCAACTGGCCGGCGGGTGGGTCTACGGGCCGTCAGGCGCGGAGTGGTTGTCCACGCACAAGTATGACCTGCTGGACGAGATCCTCGAAGAGAACCAGCACGACAACACCATCGTCGTTTACAACTACAAGGAAGAGTTGGCCGAACTCCAGCGCCGCTACCCGAAGGCGCGGATGGTGGATGGCAATATCGACGACTGGAATGCCGGCAAGGTCGAGCTGCTGCTGCTCCACCCCAAGAGCGCCGGTCACGGGCTGAACCTCCAGCACGGCGGCAACAAGATCATCTTCCTGTCTTTGCCGTGGTCGCTCGAACTCTACGAGCAGACCATCGGCCGGCTGCACCGCTCCGGCCAGACGCGCGACGTGTGGGTCTACAACCTGATCTGTGACAAAACTATTGACGAAAGGATTATGCAAGCGTTAAAGGATAAAAGATCTTTAGCAGAGGTGGCGCTGGATGAATTATCGAGAACTGCATGAAATCATCATGGATCTGTCGGAGTCGGAACTCCGGCAGATGCTGGAGGAGGAGCGCCGCGGCGACCGCCGACGCACCTTCATGATCCGCCTGCACCAGCGCCTGTGTGCGCTGCGGGCGCAACGGGAACGGGAGGAGATTGAGCGTGTCTGTGCAGCAAACTCTTGAGGATCGTAACGCGACGCACGGCGACTTTGCCGACCATGCGCGCGCGACGCAGATGCTGAAGACGGTGATCCAGAACCAGCCCGGCTGGAAGAACCTGAACTCCATGCAGCGCGAATCACTGGACATGATCGCCCACAAGATGGGGCGCATACTGGCCGGCAACCCGAGCTACGCCGACCACTGGCACGACATTCAAGGCTACGCCAAGCTGATCGAGGACAGGCTGTGAACAGGGTGAGCAAATATATTCACGTCCGCAGCGGCATCTCCTGCGGTCCCGGCGACGGGCGCCGCGTGCTGCTGTCGTTACCGCGCGTGGAATGGCTGGAGCGGCAGCCGGACTACGTGCCGTGGCCGCCGCTCAAGGAGCCGGAGCCGGAGCCTGTGCCGGACTTCCAGCCAATGCGCTACGATCTACGCCCGCATCTGCGGAGTCATGAACTGTCTGAGCGACAGAAACAGGCGTGGGATCTCTACCAGAGCGATCTGACTGTGACTCAGATCGGGGAGAAGATGGGCTGCACACCGAACGCCGCCAGCAAACTGGTGGCGCAGGCGAAAGAAAAGCTGGGGATCGGACTCGAATGAGCATCAAAGGCGTCGGCAAAGCCGGTCAGCACAACGTCTTCATCCTGACCGACCGCGAGAAGCAGGTCTGGGAGATGCGCAAGACAAAAAGCACGAAGGAAGTTGCCGCAAT